TTGCTATATAAAGGACAGTGTTTCCGCTAGGTAAATGGAAAGAGATGCCATCAACCTAACTCTTGTTCATGAGTGGATGACGGTAAGTGATGCCAAACTTTTACTTTTTCATCAATTCATGAAAGTAAGATCTCAAAAAAGATATGGTGGATGGAAGACAGTTCAGACTCTCATGAATATATCCTATGGTATTTTTCAAAGAGAGTCTGAAAAAAATTTGAGAGCTAGATTAGATCTCATTAAGTCACAAATGATTTACGATAAGAAAAGGGGGTTGTCATAACCCTCTTTTTTTAGTATAATACATACTAGGAGTTTCAATTTAATATGTCTGAATACAAAAAGACAGCATTAGTTCTAGGTGCTGGTGGTTTCATTGGAAGTCACATGGTCAAAAGACTTCGAAAAGAAGGATATTGGGTTCGTGGTGTTGATCTTAAACATCCTGAATTTTCTAATAGTGTTGCAAATGAATTTGTCATTGGAGATCTTAGAAATATTGACATAGTTCATCGTTCTATTCGTTTTACGGGATATCTTGGTAACTTTTACAAAGATATTGCAGATAAGTTTGTAGAACCCTTTGATGAAATTTATCAGTTTGCTGCTGATATGGGTGGTGCAGGTTTTATCTTTACTGGTGAAAACGATGCAGACGTCATGCATAACTCTATATCCATTAACTTAAATGTTCTTGACGAACAAAAAAAGTTAAATGAAATGGCAGGACTTAATAAAACTAAAATTTTCTATTCTGGTTCTGCTTGCATGTATCCAGAGCACAATCAACTTGATCCAGATAATCCCGATTGCCGTGAAGAATCAGCGTACCCAGCAGACCCAGACTCCGAATACGGATGGGAAAAACTTTTTTCTGAACGACTTTACTTTGCATATAATCGTAATTATGGTATTCCTGTTAGGGTTACTAGATATCACAATATCTTTGGGCCTGAAGGAACCTGGGAGGGTGGAAGAGAGAAAGCACCAGCAGCAATTTGTCGTAAGGTAGCATACTTGCCTTCTGATGGAGGAGAAATTGAAGTTTGGGGAGATGGTAAACAAACTCGTTCATTCTTGTATATTGACGAATGTATTGAAGCCTCTTATCGATTGATGCAATCTGATTTTATGGGACCTGTAAATATTGGTTCTGAAGAAATGGTTACGATCAATGAATTAGTAGATATTGCCGCAAAGGTTTCTGGTAAGTCTGTAGAAAAGAACCATATTGACGGTCCTCTTGGCGTTCGCGGGCGTAATTCTAATAATGATGTAGTTCGTAGAGAACTTGGTTGGGATTACTCTCAAACTCTTGAGGAAGGTATCCGTAAAACCTATGAGTGGATCTCTGCTCAAATCGAAACCCGTACCGAAGCAAAACAACTAATTACCATCCAATGAAAATTAACATCGTTCGTGATGAAGTAAAGTCATTAGATATTGATCACCTTAAAGCCCTGTCACTCAATCCTAATGATTGGCAGGCAGCAGGTGTCAGTGAGTATCGACTCTATGCATACCTGTCAACTTTCTTTAACAAGACTACTATTCTAGACATTGGTACTAGAACTGGTGGTTCTGCCCTTGCACTTTCATACAACCCACAGAATACTGTACGCAGTTATGATCTTGTGGAACAAGGTGCAAGCAATATCAAAAAAGATAATCTTTCATTCTTCATTGGTAATTTCATGGAGGATGAAGACATCGATTGGGATAATGTTTCTATTGTCATGATCGATGTTGATCCTCACGATGGTGTTCAGGAACGAGTCATGATGGACTGGTTGCGAGATAGGGATTGGAAGGGTATCATGCTTCATGATGATATCGGTCCTATTTGGCCTGATATTCAACTCATGTGGGATGAGATTCCCGAACCTAAAATTGATGTTACCGAGATTGCTCATATGAGTGGTACTGGTCTTGTCAACTTTGGTGAAGCACACGAAGTCGCTGTTGTCTGATGAAAATTCTTGTTCTTGGTTCTAGTGGTCAGATTGAAATGGAAAAACTATATCAACATGGAAGTTCACCTCCCCATATGCAAACTGTTTGGATAGTGACGGAGATAAAATGACAACATTAAAATATTTGATAAGATGAAGAAGGACTATGACGTTTAAAATTAATCTATATTGCAACGATAGACTAGAACCATCATCCTCAGACAAGAACAAACAGAAGTTTACTGACTGGGTATATGATGGCTCTGGTGAAGTTGACTTTTATGTCAATCAGAGAGTATTAGAACCATTTAGTAAGGTCAATGAAAGACCAACTTACATTTGGTTGCTAGAATCAAAACAAATCATTCAACCTTACTATGATTGGATTCTTGCAAACTACGACTTTGTTGCTTCCCGAGTGGACGGTATTTTTAGTTGTGAGAAAAAACTTTGTGCGAAGTACTCAAAGTTCATGTACTCGGTAACTAATGCTGCTCCTTGGGTGGTTGACCGTCAAATCTTTGAGAAGACTAAACTTGTTTCGATGATTTCTTCTAATAAGAGAATGATTCCTGGACACTTGAAGAGACTTGAGTTTGTTGAAAAGTTCAAGAACCAAGTTGACCTGTATGGTCGTGGATTCCAAGAGATTGGTTGCAAAGAAGATGGTTTGCGTGACTATATGTTCTCTATTGCCGTAGAGAATGCGGTATATGATACATACTTTACGGAGAAGATTACAGACTGTTTCGCCACAGGAACGATTCCCGTATTTTATGGATGCAGGGGAGTCACAGAGTATTTCAATGAAGATGGAATTATATTCTTAGATGATAACTTTGATGTTTCTACATTGACAGAAGACCTTTATTATTCTAAAATGGATGCGATAAAAGATAATTATCAACGTGCTTTGGAATTCCCAGTTGCTGAAGACTACATTTATACAGAGTATTTTAAATGAGAGAGTATAAGTATTTTACGCAGGATGACACTACAATGAAGGGTGTCATCATTGAGAAGGGAGACTAGTTGCATATATTTACTTTTGCGTTATAATGTAAACAGATTGATTATTATTCATGGATAGA